TTGTAGCTCTTAAATCAAGCCTATCTTTGTTAAACTCATAAGTAAGTTGAGTAAGCTCAAGGTCATTAAAGTTATAGTTACGAACAATATTAATTTCATCTTTGGTAAGCTCCTTTGTATCTGGATAAGGCAAGTCTTGAAGTCTTGCCGCGTGTAACCTTGCAGCATAAAGCTTAAGACTTCCTTTCAAAGGGCATACGTCCACTAAATCTATTTTTGAAGTTTCGTATATTTTAAAAGAATGTTTTTTTTGTAAATCATTTTTTCTAATTTGATGAACAATTATGTCATTTGATATTTCTTTTAATTTATAAGTATCCTGATATATATAACTTGCCCACACCATAGGTGTGTCGTAATTTATAGAATTAAACCCAATTGTTCTATAATTAAACATTATCCAGCTTAATTTTCTATTATTAAAATTAGACGTATCGTTATTTATTATTTCAAATTTTGTTATTTTTCCTGTTTTTGTATGTTTAAAAGACGTTATAAAATAATTAGGATAACACTCACAGTCAAAAATTAAATCGCTTCCTGCAAAATGTTCTAACTCTATGTCAGTCATAAATTCATATGATTTATAAGGTCTATCCTCATAAGGTAGTAAAGATATTTCTTTTTCAAAAGTTAATCGGCCTTGTGAATTTAACTTCAAGTTTTTCATTTGAGCGTCTTTTTTGTTGAGCTATTCTCATTTTTTCTAACTGTTCAGGAGGCTTTTTACCTGTACGTTTACCTTTTTTAGCTTTAGATATAGCAGCTCCTACTTCTGGTCTTTTCTTTCCTAATTTAACAGATGACATTTTAGATTTAGTCTCATTAGAATGTGTTTTACCAATATGAGCCTTAGACATATTTTGTCTAGCTTGTTCTGAAAATTTAGCTCCTAAATTACTATGAGCAGTAGGTGAAAAATTATAACCAAACTCTCTTTTATGAGATAGAGTTGTATTTAAATAATATTGTTCACGCTCAACCAATAACTCATTTTCGCAATATTCTAATATATGAAAAGAAAAATCTAACTCGCTATATTTATTCCAAGCAGCTTGTAAATAAGAATTAGGATGTTTGTTACCCCTTAAATTCTTTCTATGTTCTACAAATCTTCTTTTTATATCAGATGAATTTCCTATATAAAATTTATTAGTAGACCAGCATAAAATTTTGTAAATACCTCCTTTCATATTAACTTTCCTTTACAAATTTCAATCCAGTTTGAACTATCATGTAAAGATAACGGTTACGTTCTTTATCTAATAAAACTATATAGTCATAAAGCTTCATTAAGCGGCGATCTACATATGCTTCTTCATCTTCTAAAGGACCGTCAAGGCATTTGATTTTTTCTCTCATTTGATACCTCCAAAATCCCACTCATCTATAAGAAATCGCAAACAATTAAATTCAATTTCGCTTATTGTATGAGAAGGTACAGGAGCTATCCAAAACCAATCACGAGTGAGAGTAAACCCATGGCTTTCTAAAAATTTAATAACGGCATAATCATCGATTCTTCCAAACCATTTTGTTATCGTATCTCTCAATTCATCGCTAGCTTGTGGCATTTCATCTTTCCCTTCCTGCTATCACACCTCTAGCCATTCCGCCTTGAAATTTAAGAAGGTATGCATTGTTATGTGGAGTTACAAAATCTATCTTTTCTGCTAGTCCATCTAGCATTTTTAAATATCTAGCTGGATAGACAACGCCTTTAGGCGTACCTGCTATTTCAAAACTAGCTCCTACTGTTTCGCTAGAATGCGAACGTAAATAACCATTATCAAAATAAATATTTCCATCTTCTGAAAACGGCTCTAGTGATGTAACAGCTTCAAAAAATTTATCTGGTATGGACCATAGATTAGCTTCTTTATTCAAGAGAGCGTTTAAATCTGGATAAACGTCAGCATAAGTTTGCGTCTTTAGCCAGCTTCCATCTTCAAAGTAGAATGTAGCACTTGAGTTAGAAAAGCCAAACTGAGCGAGCGTCTTTTTTGTCTTGGTTAAAGGCCCTACGAACGCCTTGGGAAGCGTCAAGCCCGGTGGAAGGTCAACACCATGCCAAGCTTCCATAATAAACTTACGGTCCGTAGCGATTAAAGAAAAACCGTTCATGAGGATAGACGCGGTGACGACGCTTTGAGCGTTTTCAGCCGCGAGAACTCCTACCGTCTCAAGAGCCTTCTTAAACCTATCGTCTATGACTGCTATAGGTGGATCAGGCTCAATCAGGTGCATCAAATCGCCGTCAACGCATGGCACTAACGCTTTAAAGCTTCCTGATTTCACAGATAGCTTGTTTGTTTCCAATAGCGTTATTGAAAGCATTTCTGAGCATTTTTCCAAAGCAGCTTTGAATAAAGCATTTTGTGGGTATGCCTCTAGCTGCTCATCGATCTTATGCCCTGCTGACAATACGCCATTAGTCCCACTCGCCCATTGATTGCGTAAGCAAACATGGGTTTCAAAAGCAGCCCCTTTATCTTTTATAACGCTACCTACAAATGAGATAGCGTTTAAAAGTGAGCTAGATTGCGTAACTGGTTTAGAGCGCGGCTTTGCCATAATAAATAATTTCTATATCTGAAAAATTTTTAGCTAGGGCTAATTCAGATGTAGCTCCTACTGATTTTTCGTAACCCGGTAGCATAACGATAGCTGTAGCTTCATTTACGATAAAATTACAATAATCAGTAAATGCTTTTCTTAATGGGAATTCGTCTCCATTATAAACATATTCGGCTGGATTAAAAACAGCGTGACCTTGCTCTCTTAATTCAGCAGCTACTCTATTAAATAGAGGATGATTTTTTTCTGGAATGCCTTTCATAGGTCCACTTAAATAAATCTTTTTCATATTTTAATATCCGATCCAATTTCATCTGATTTATCGTTAAATACTTTTCTAACGTATTCAGCAGGGTCTAAACCAGCGGCGGCAAACCATAAGAAAGCATATACAACACCATCGGCAATTTCCTTACCCATAGCGTCAAGCAATGCTTTTTGATTTTCACCGGGCTTGTTACCTTTAATGCCAGTGTCAAAACGCTTTAATTTTTTGGCTTTATTACAAGCTTCGCCAATTTCACCAGCGCAAGCTCCTCCCCATTCTAGTAAAGACCAGCTATCTAAAGAATGGCCAAATCCTGAGTTACAGCGTTCAATGTTTGCTTTTAAGAAGGCGTCGAAAGTTAGAGTAGGAGGTTTTTTGTTTTCAACTAATTTAAGTTCATATTGAGGTTTACTAATGATGTTACCTTTAGTATCTATTCCTCTCCAATATACAGCATCATCCATAAGAGAATACATATTTTCTCCTGTCAAAATTATAGTTTCATTATTATTTCCAAAACTAACTGTATCACCTTTTTTAAATTTTAATTCCATTTTTCATTCTCCATCAAAAAGGTATATCGTCATTATCTTCATATTGAGGACAAGAGTAAACAATTATATCAGTAGGAGGTTTAGCGTTAAATTTTCCGCATTGATCTTTTCCATAATCCCAATGAGTACAGTTAAGACAATTTTTATAAGGGTTTGAGCCTGTCAAATAGCGATGAATTAAATTAGCTATGCTAGACCTTAATTCAATTTCTTTACCTTCTCTTATTTTTGAAGTTGGTTTTACATAGGCCATTACCAGATCACTCTTTTAATTTCTGGATATTTTAAATTTACATGCACTTCAATTTTTCTAGGTACTCTTAGCTCAGATAAACGGCTTAAAGCTTCGTCTGTAGTAGCAGGGATATTTTCTTTAGTCCTCATGCGCCACCATTCATGCGCTCTATGAAGATTTAAACCAGTACCTTGCATAAGAACCCATTCATTAAAAGTGCGAAGTCCACACATATATTGAACTTTTATCATTGGAGCAGATAAAGCTGTTTTAGTTTTACGATCAATTTTTATATGTCGATTATATGAAACTCTATCAACGTCAAAAAGCTCTATAATAGGAGTTTCAATTTTATCATTAGTTCTAATTAATTCTTCAGTACCAGCCTTAGCTTTAATTTTAATTTTAAATTCAAATTCATTCCCACATTGGCAACAGAACTGTACGCGAGTATGATTGTATGCGCCGCAGTTATCACAAATCTTAATTGGGACTTCACCTTGTCCTTCTCCCTTCTTTCTAGGGATTTGAGGGTCATTGATAGGGCCTAGCCTTGGGGTATTTCTAGCAAAGTCCATAACAAGACAATTTTGTTTATGACTGCTTCTGATGGCTTCTAAACGTTGCTCAACTGTTTCTAAAGGCATCCCTGCCGGGTAAACTGGTCTAGTACCACGTCCTAGCATTTGTATCCATAAAGGAACGCTTAATGTAGGACGGAACATGCCTATTAAATCTATAGAGGGATAATCAAAGCCGGTTGTAAGCTTACCATAGTTGACAAGGGATTTAAGTTCACCTGATTTGAAAGCGTTAATGGCGTCATCATTATAGTTTGAGGGTCTTTTCGAGTGGATTGGCGCGCAATCAATACCAAACGATCCAAGCATTTCTGCGATGTGTTCTGCGTGCTCAATCCCGCTAGCGAATAAAAGCCAAGCATTTCTATTAGCTCCAGCGTCTACAACTTCTCTCAAACCTTGAAATGTTATCTCTTGCTTATCTACTGCTTTTTGCAAACTAGAAGCTACAAATTCTCCTTTTTGCACACTCACTTCGTTTACATTCAATTCAGTTTTAGTTCTAAGAGGAATGAGAGGAGCGAGATAACCATCTGAAATGAGTTTGTTGAAATTGTCCATAGACGTTAGATCATGAACAATATCTGTAAATAATCCGCCGTCAGTGATATATCCTTGCCCCATTCTGAAAGGAGTAGCAGTTAAACCTATGACTTTTAAGTTAGGATTTATCAATTTCATAGCAGCGATGAATGTAAGATACATGCTGCTATCTTCCTGAGAAATTAAGTGAGCTTCATCTATAAATATTATATCTCTAAATCCGAATTGCATCGGATTTTTAATCATAGATTGAATGCCACCATAAACAATACTGTGAGCATAATCTTTTTGTTTTAAACCTGCTGAGTAAATACCAACAGGAGCATTAAACCAAACTTTTAGTAGGACATTATAATTTTGCTGAATAAGTTCTTTAACGTGAGTTATCATTAAAAAGCGTTGAGTAGGCCAAAGCCTCATAACACTTTCTATAAATATAGCTGGAACAACTGATTTACCTGTACCAGTTGGCCAAGCTAATACAGGATTGCCTATATTCCCGCTTTGGAAATAATTCCATATAGCGTCTAGTCCGTCTGTCTGGTATGGACGAAGTTGGATCATTTCCAGCCGTGATTTATAATTCTATCTATAGCTTTATCGTAATATTCAGTTTCTTTTTCAATACAAACCCATTTACGATTTGTATTAATAGCTGCAATAGCTGTAGTACCACTACCAGCGGTATTATCTAAAATTAACTCGTTTTCATTAGTATAAGTTTTAATTAAATATTCAAAGAGAGCTACAGGCTTTTGTGTCGGATGAATTAAATTTTGTCTACGACCTGTATTAAAATATTGAACGCTAGACGGATTTTTATTATTAGGGTCATAAAATTTTATTTCTTTTTCAGAAATATCGCTATGGTCAGAAATTCTATTGGTATTATCTACTCCATATTTACAGCGAGACTTCCCTCCTCCTTCTCTTTCTTGCATCTGTTTATTGTAAATAGGCTGCTTTTTATAAAATATACAAATGTTTTCATGATATTTCATAGGCTGTTTATTTGCTAAAGCAAAATTAGTAGGCTTATCTTTTTCCCATATCAATTCATATTTAAAATTATCAATTTGAGACATGATTAAAGCAGAAGTGAATGGCTGAGAGCAAGTTAAAACAATAGCTGCATTTTCTTTAGATACTCTAAAATATTCACTCCATAATTTATCAAAAGGTAAAACGCTATCCCATTTTATTTGTGTTGTTCCATACGGCAAATCGCACAAAATCATATCTATGACACCATCAGGAATTTCCTTCATAGCGTCAAAACAATCTTCATTATAAAAGCGACCTGTAGCGAAGTCTTTGAATTTCATTTAAATAGCATTCCAATCATTACAGCCAGTCTTTACGAAATCACTTGGTATTATATCGTTAAAGCGAGTGCATTTCCATTGCGCGTCGTCAACAGGCCACGAATGCCTACAAGTACGACAATTCTTATCTGGCTTTTCGCCATGATGACAGATACCTTTAAAATCATCACAATAACGACAATCAAAAAAACTTTCGTTCTCTGCAATACGCGGTGGTGGTTCTTGAGCAAAAATTATTTCTTCTGCTTTACGCTCTAAGGCTTTTCCGTAATTCCAATCTAGCTCAACTATTCTAAATGTAATATCGCTATCATTTTTATTTTCGATCATGTATAGCCCATATTTAAATCCGTATTTTTCTCCATACTGGCACATTTGGGCATAATGTTTAGGCTTAGCTTTTGCTAGGTCTTGCTCAGCTACAGCAGAATAAC